CCGATTTGCAAATAGTCATTGCCCCATCGTGGAAAGCTGTGCTGTTGGAAATAGACCAGATCATCCGGGAATAGCGTGGGACATTGTAGGTACATTGACACGGCATCGTAGCACTCCTCTGACACCTTCCCCTGCCAATGGCTGCTGAACTGATTCGGCGAGAAAATAACCTCGTGGATGCTCATATCGAAGATCCGGGCCCTGTTGAAGATGCAAGCGACAACCGCCACCTGTCCCACCGTGGGCTCTGCGTTTGCTTCGGACATGACCACACGGGCGATCTCGTCGATGTCCTTCTTTGTGTGCTCCACGATCTGATCCACCGGAGCAGAAGCGACCAACGAGACGATGCCTGCTGCCAGCGCTAAAGCCTTAATATGCGACATAGTTTTTCTCCCCTTTGTAACCGATAGCGAATACCGCCGACCCGGCGACAAGACACACATACGGAACGATTGACGGGCTTTCGATGGTTGCGACACCGAACAGAACGGTGATCAGCCCGACACCCTGCAAGATATTGAACAGAACTTTCATTTGGTAAATTCCTCCTCGAAAAATCTTTCCACCTCATAGAACTCTTTCAGCGTCCATTCGGATGATCCGTGGATCCGCCGTGATACATTCGACACATCCATTCCCAGGTATTGCGCCAGGTCTTTCTGTGTCTTCCCGTGGACCTTTAGCATCCCAGCCACCCACGCATTGAACGCCCGCATCTTCTCCCCGATGGGGTTTAGGGTGGTTCGTGCCATTTAGTCCTCCTCTCCGATGTCCTGCATGAAATAATCAAGAGGTACATCCAGCGCCCGGCAGATTTTGTAATACTCGATGCAGTCAATCTTCCGGTCATTGTTGCAGATGTCCGACACCGCCGAATCAGATAGTCCTGTTTGCTGTGCCAGGTATCTCTGTTTGAGCCCCTTTTCGTTCAGGTACTCCTTGATTTTCTTTCCGATCATCAGCCGCCCTCCTTTCTGTTCGATATTTTCGAACTTGATGGTATGTTTTTACCGGTTCGAAATAATCGAACCTAGGTCAAATGATAGTCCGATATTTTCGAACTGTCAATAATTATTTTCGAAAAAGTTATATTTTTTTCGAACTTATGTCGAAATAGATGATACAATAAGAGATGGAAGGAGGTGCGCAACATGAACGAAAACATTGATTATATTGTAGAAGACGGCGAGCTCCGATATATCATCAGCGTGAACTTAAAGAAGTACAGAGAAGAAAAGGGCCTAACCCAAACAGAGTTGGGGGAGAAATTCGGGAAAGCAAAGACAACGGTTGCGTCCTGGGAAGGCGGTAAGGCTCTTCCGGATGCTGGTCTGCTCTATCGGATTGCAAAGTACCTGGGGAGAAACATAGAAGATATGTACCAGCTGAAGAAGACAGAATAAAATGCCCCCTGCAGCCGGGGGAGAGCCGTGCAAGGGGCGAGGTGGTGGAAATCTTTGAGGGGACTTCCACACCTATTTTACCATAATCGAGGTAGAAAGGTGGTGAAAAAATGAACATTTCCAAACTAAAATCGGGATCATACCGGATCAGGGAGACCCGGAAGGGAAAGACCTATTCCGTCACAGTAGATCATAAGCCGACGCAAGCGGAAGCACGGGACCTGCTGGATGAGATGCAACGGAAAAACCCTGCGCTTGTGTCGAATAGGTCTCTAACCTTCTCACAGGCTTATGAAGGCTTTAAAGAGACGAAGGGGGCCATTCTATCACCCAGCACGCTAAAGGGGTACAGAACGGCTTACAGAGGGCTTCCAGCGTGGTTTACGAGCATGAACATCATCGACATTGAACAACGGCACATCCAAAAGGTGGTCAATGACTACTCCGTGGATCACTCCCCGAAGACCGTCAAGAATCTGCATTGCTTCGTGTCTACGGTCTTGCGCTTGTACGGTCACACAGATACCTCTGTGACGCTCCCACAGGCCCAGCAAGGCCCCGTTTATATCCCAAGCAAAGAAGATGTCAGCCGACTATTAAAAGCCGTTTGTGGGTCAAAATACGAGGTCCCCATCCGTTTGGGGATGTATGGCCTCCGTAGATCGGAAATAATGGCCCTCACTCTGGATGACCTCTCCGATGACAACACGCTCACGATCAACAAGGCGCTCGTGGAAGGTGAGCACGGATCCGTCTTGAAGTCCACCAAAACCACCCAGAGCACCCGGACCATCATCCTGGATCCGCAGCTCGCAGATCTGATCCGGCAGCAGGGCACGATCTACGACGGAAGCAGCTCCAGGCTGACGATGGCCGTCACAGCTTATGAGGACGCTGCAGGGCTTCCACACTTCTCGCTCCACAAGCTGCGCCACTTCTTCGCCAGCTATATGCACGAGCTGGGATTCAGCGACAAGCAGATCCAGGCAGCAGGCGGATGGTCAACGGACATGGTGATGAAACGGGTCTATACTCACGCAATGGAAATGGAGCAGGCACAGAAAAAGATGGCCGAAGCCATCCTCTCTGTTACGCCTTCAGATCCTTCCGGATCAGGTCTTTGATATATCCTTGTTTATTCTGAACGCTGGCCAGCTTTGCCAGGATGTCCGCATCCGTCTTTTTGTTCAGCTTCATACAGAATGTTGTTGTGTTCTCTTTGTCGTACTTTGCCGACGCTTTGGATTGTGCTTGTGTGCTCATGTGGTTTCCTCCTTACTCGGTGATGATGTAGTCATTTTTGTTTTCACGCTTGCCGGCCTTGATTTCGTTTGCCATCTTAACGCAAACGGCAACAACGGCCTGCGCTTCTGCTAATGTGGTGCAGTTGTCTGTGATGATCTCGCCCGTCGCTTTGTAGATAACTTTCATGATTTCCTCACTTTCTGCCCAGGATTGACCGCCGGGGCTCGGTTTTTGGTTTTATTTTTCGATGGTGATGATTTCGTCGCCCTTTTCCATCTCTGCGAACATCTTCCAGTAGGTGATGATGTTATAGCCTTTTTGTCTGTACTCTCTGACAGTTTCCTCAAATTCCTTTTTGTTTCTAACCTTGATTTTCATTTGCTTTCCTTTCTTGCCCTCGTTACCTCCGGGGCGGGATAGTGCTTACTGCCAGCTAACAACATTCGGGGATGTTTCAAGCCATTCAATAAAGTTAATCCGATCCTCGTAATCACGGACAACTTTTTCGTGCCGTCTTCCATCTTTCGTCCAATATACAAACTTCATTGTGTTATCCTTTCTGTCCTCGTTACCTCCGGGGCGGGTGCTTGTTTTAGGCGATTGCTTCGATCAGGTCTTTCTGCTTGCTGTAGATGGTGTAGGGGCTGTCCATGTAGTCGTTGGTTCTTACTCCATAATCGCTGCCGCTCTTTCTTACCAGGTAGCCGTTGATTTCCTTTACTTCCTTGTTGTTCATGCTTCTGATTGCTTTTCTGATTTCCTGTGCCGTCATGTTCTTGATCTCCTTTCGTTGAGGTGTTTCCCTCACTTCTTGATATAAGTATATACCGATAGGAGATATAAGTAAATACTTATTTTGAATTTTTTTCAAAAAATTTGTCACCACAAATACACAGATTTTCAGAAATGCCTAGAAACCGCCATTTTTAGAGCGTTTGTCGAGGGTTCAAGTCCCCCTCTCGCTACAACGAAAAATAACCCCGGAAAGCCTAGATAATAAGCCTTCCGGGGTCTTCTTTTGCCCGTAAATATGGGATTTTTGGAGAAATCAAATTTGCAGTATTCGCAAGCCTTTTGCGGTGAGCGCAAATAAAAATTTGTCACAAATCTGTCTTTTTGTCACGGAAAATTTGTCACGGCAATTTGTCACGGCTCCGCGTGAAGCACTTCCTTCATCTTCGCGAAGCTCTTCGGACCATACGAACCATCGCCGACCAGGTTGTTTGCAATCTGCCAGCTAATCAGGGCGGCTTCTGTGGCGGGTCCAAAATGTCCGTCAACATCCAGCTCATAGCCGCACCGGATGAGATTGTCCTGCAGATAGCGGACCTCTGCGCCGACACGGCCACGCTTCAGGACGGGAAACGCGATCCGGATTGTGGGTTCGTCGTACCAATACGAACAATCAATCCGTCCGCTGATGCCGGCAACGCTTTCCTTGCTGGAGAACTGCCACGCGATCTTCGCCCCTGGGTAGGTGCACTCATGGGAGTATTGAGCCACCCAATGGGGGTATTTGAGGAGCTGCGCATCGTCCAACCTGTCCTTGTACCAGCTCGTGGACGCATACACCCCGGCCGTGTAGCCGTAGGCCCGGAGCCGTTCCAGGAATGCGATGAGACATTTGGTGCGGTCTTCCTTTGACAGCCTGTCGCTTCTGCCGTTCTTCAGAGGTGCCGCCATTTCGGAATCGGCGAAGATGGGAAACGCTACATTGCAATCCTTCACAAGGTCATAAACGAAATCAGCTTCTTCCACCGCTTCGGCTGATGTGATGGAAGTCGGAAAGAAATAAACGCCGTAAGGGATGCCGAACTGCTCGCACATTGTCTGAAAGGTGCGGAACTTCTTGTCCACTACCAGGGTGCCCGCCTTGCTATAACCACGATAACCACAGCGGATGATGATTCCGTCCACATAGTATTTGAGCGCTGACCAATCATAAGGAAGCTGGTTATGGCTGGACAGATCGATTACTTTCTTCATCGTTTCCCTCCGTTTCTGTGATGGCAGCATCGCCGATGTCTTCCACTTTCTTCTTGAAGAACTCCACAATTTTGACCAGGAATCCAGGCAACGGAACGCCCACGGCTTTGAGGTTTTCTAAAATGGAGATGATCTCGTTGAACACAAGCCACGATGCGACGCAGATCGAAACGACAATCGGTATGGTGAAGTCCGGGGATATAGCGTGACCTGCATATTCGATCATGACATCCACCACCCAACCGATGACCACGAGAAGCCATTGTCCTACCTTCTTCGCGATCCCACGGAACCCGATTTCAGAGCTGATCTTTTCGCCACGGGACAGGGCCGCCATTATGCCCGTGAGATAGTCGATGATATTACAGGCGACTAACAAATACACGGGTATTGCTAACACGCCCAGCCAAGCGGTGAGCGCGGAAAATGCGCCGACTATTGCTACTTTGATTGATTTCTCCATTTGATTTTATCCCTCCCAATCTTCCCAATCAGCGTCGCTCATATCCTCAGGCTTCACTATCGGGATGTTTCCGTTGTCTTTGTGTTCGCTCCACCATCTGCGAAAATCGTCAATCATCGTTTGCCGTTCTTCGTCTGACATAGCCGCCCTCCGTGTGTTATAATTGATCTACGAAACAAAAGCGCATCGACACTTTATAAGAGCGGAACTCAATCGGGTTCGGCTCTTTTTTGTGCATTTTGGTCTTTGTGTTCTTCAAGGTACTTCCAAAAATCTGCTATTTGTTCGGCGGTGGTTTCCATTTGCGCTCCTTATTCGGTTTCAAAGTATGCGTGTGCAATAAAGTAATTTGCCGGAGATGTAACAAGCACTGCACCCGTTGATGCTATGTATAAACCCGCCGCAGATACAACAGAATTTTGAACAGACACCGCCGCAAATCCAACAGAATGAGGTGGTCTAAATCCCGCAGGAAGTGTTGCAATCTGTGTTCCACTTGCTCCCGTTGCGCCGCTCAACGAAATGTTTATCTCTACGGTTGTGCCACGCTTCCTATAATAGCAGTTGCCGTATGCGCTCCAAGAAGTATATGAGGATGGCGTGATTGTATTCTTTGCGCCGAATGGTATCTCCGTATAATCCCTATCCGTGCATTTCCAAACTTTCGGTCTTTGCGCAACAGGCAAAGCATGGTATTCATCCCAAGTGTACGCGGGAAAATCCCTGATTCCGCTGATTCGTTTGCCGTTCAAGTATGATGCCATTTTTGCTCCTTTAGATATATGCAATGGTAAAATCAAAGGTTCCTGTCATCTTTGTTCCATCGGAATTAGTAAACATCAATGCTTTGTTTGCATTGTATTGCGTTCCTACTGACCAATAGCAATAACTGCCACCAGAATAGGTTACTCCAATAACAAAGTGTAAATCTGCTGGCGGATTCGGGATAGCACAAGTGCCATTCGCCGCTAGTGTAGCCGTAAATGAATAAGTTTTAATCGCAGGCATCAGCCCCGCCACCGCTTCATCATCAAACATTAAGCAAGACATATCACACCTCCACTTCTGCGGGGATGTCCTCAATCACTTCGGGAACATACGGAGCCACATAATTCTCCTGCTCGACAATCCCGCCGCCGTCATTCATAAGCAGAACGGTGAATCCTTCCTTGATGCTCCCCTGCGCCGCTTCGGAATAAAGATTCTTGCAAAGCCCGTGAAAAGCCATCCGTGCCTTGTTCAAGTCCGTGTATCCTTCGGAACTGATATGAAAATTGCTGTCGGAAATCTGAATAATACCAAAAACCATTGTGTACCTCCTTTAGTATGTGATGCCCTCAATGAGCAGTTTTCCGATTGTCGAACTGACTGAATTATTAAACACTTGTAGTCCAGTTGATCTTGGCTTAATTCCAAAGGCTTGAGTAATTGACATTGTGCCGCTCGATTCCAACGCATATCCGAAGAATTGGATTGTCGCACCCGTTACGCCGCCAGAACTATAACTCGCCGCCGCCGCTATCTGTGCTTTCGTTGCAGAACCCGTACTCGCAGTATTTCCGTATTCTGCATATATCCATATCTCATCATATGCAGACAAAGCCGAAGCCGTAAGCGTTGCATAAGTCTTGTTACCACGCGCCGCTATGTTGGCGGTTTCATCGACCAATGTTGTGACCGTCCGCATTGACAATACATGCGTACTTGTGTCATAAAACAAAGGCTTTTTTGCCGCACTTACGCCAAACGCACCGATTTCCGAACCGCCATTCTGAAAGTCAATCCACACAGTTCCACTGTTGGAACGGTTTACGACAAGCGGTGTATCTGTTGTGTTGTTTCTTCCAATCACCGTAGCAACATCAATGGCCGCTCTGCCGTCTGTCGTTCTTCGCAAAATCCATCGTCCGCTTGCGGTGTAAGACGAACCATTCCAATAGCCATGTGACCATACGCCGTGGTCTCCGTTTGTGTCGGAATCCAAATAAGCAATGCAACCCGTGTTTGTGTTTTTCACATTCACATAGGCTTCACCCGCCCTTTGAATGACAAGGTGCCCCGTCATCGTATCGCCACTTCGGTTGACTTTGCCGTTCTCCAATGCCGTAAGGTCTGCGTCAACATCGCTTACACCACGCTTTACATCTTCTGCCGCCATCGGGAAATAATCATCATCCTCATCCGTGGTGTCAATGAATCCCTCTTTCTCCGCAGAACTCAAAGCCTCCATCGCCGCTTTCGTCATTTGGCGGACAATGTTTACCTCTGTTCTGCTGTTCACGGAATCGTCACGGGTATAAACCCCCACGAACTGCAAGTTATCTTCCTGCGGCAAGTCCGTCCCGCTCGTGTTCTCAATCGTGTGTCCGCCTGAACCGCCGCCCGTCAGATTAACCGTGGTATCCCCACTTTGGTTCGCACTAAATGTACCAACCGTGGTTCCGTTCTGCTGAATGGTCAGAGTGCCATCGTTCACAGTGGGAGCAGTCGGCACATAGACATTTTGGCTTGTTCCGTTGATGCCGATTTCTGCAATTTTTGTTCCGCTGGCCTGCGTCTGCGTCCAGCTTACGGTATCACCGCCGCCACCTCCGGAGCTCCAGGTTGTGCCCCCTGCTCCGTCCGTGGTCAGGAATTGTCCGTTTGTCCCCCAATCGGGGTCCCCGTCTCCGTCAAGCGGAAGCGGGGCGCGTCTGTTCAGCAAATACGCGATTCGGGATATGAGCTTCGATGAGCCTGTATAATTTATCGTTTTCATCCTTTACCACTCCTTAAACCGTAGGCTGTCCGAAGATTGACTTACTCCCCGCAGACATATAAAGGTTGTCAATATATACCTTCGGGAACACATATGTGTATGCACTTGCATAATGAGCGACGGGGAACAAATACCCGGATTCCGGGGCGCTATTTTCGTTTGGATCATAATATGCGCCCCATTGGCGTGTCGGATCTGGGGAAATCTGCCAGACATCATCCACATTTGTGATCACATTGTAGTGCGTACCACCCACTACATTAAGCCAAACCCTTGCGCTTGTGAGCGCTGCATATCCAGCAGGAATGTCAATGTATTCGGGCAGATTCACCGTCTGAACAATCGAACAATCACTTTTTGACAGCTTGTAAATCGTTGTCGTGAGCTTGTCACAAGTGGTATCACTGGGTGCCATATCATTGCCGTAATTCTCTAAATGTGACAGCAATACAAGGCAATCGTTGCCAACATCGTAGCGAAGTCGGAAATATGCTTCCATTCGATGGTTGTAGTTGATATATTGCCATCCAGGGACCGTCACCGTGTACGCAGTCGCCACGCCTTCCTCAATCTTCAGAACCTTAAGCGTGTACGATGTGGCAAATGTCGGTCTGCTGTCAAGAATGATATAAACCGTCCCATTCGGTGCAACCACAGAGGACAAGATGATATTCGAATAAGTGTAAGTGTACGAATACACCACAGACCCGTCCGTTGTATCAATGATCTTGTGTGATGAGCCATCTGCCACATCGATATACTGTCCCATGTGGCGGTGATCTATGTCTCCGTTTAGCGTCAGCGAGTTTGCAGACGAATAAATCACATCATCGCTCGTCACACCTTCCGCATCGCCAGTGATCTTGTGAATCTCTTTTTCGTCGGAATCGTAGTAAGCGAGACCATCCGAAAGAGCAATCACATTCCCCCACTGCGTTCCTTCAAAAGATTCCACGCCCGTGTCTGTTCCATCAGGGAGTGCGAATCCATAGCCGGTGTTTTTCAAATATCCAACGCAATTCCCGCAATAAAACGCATTATTTTGAATTATAAGCCCTTGCACAACACTTTTCGGCTTTCTTCGGTCAAGCTCGTAAAGCGTCACAATCTGATCTATAGCCGTCACGATTGCGTTCTTCAAGCTGGGAAGGATAATGCTATATTCGAATGTGTCCTCAAATTCATTGCCGTCTTCCGCATACGACACAACGCACTCATGATCGCCGACATCTTCAAGGGAAAGCGAATCTCCGTCTGCCGGTTCAGTTGTGCACAGCCCCGTGATGGTGGTCTGTTTGCCGTTGTTGAATATCCCTTTGACGACCATTCCGCTGGTGGAAAAATTATCGTCATTGTAGAATGCGGTCATGTTTGGCAGCGTTGTCACGCTAATGCGCTTCAGATAGACCTCAAAGGTGATGCCGTAACCCCACAGCATCTCGTGAATATCTTGTGCGCTGATGGATCCGGTCGCGTCAAAGAGCTGCAGCGCAATCTTGAATTTATGCGCCCCGACGGACAGATTGTGCAAAGAGTAGTCAATATTGATGGTGTCCTTGCCTTCGTCCACGATAAATTCGGGGTAAAGGTCGCCAATCTCGATGCCATCCAGGTACAGAATTGCTTTCACCACGATGTCACCCAGGGTGAACACATCGCCAACCACCGTTTCAACCGCTTCCGATGTCAGAATGATCTGCGTGCTGATGTTCGTATGATTGACGGAATCCGTGACCTCGTAAGGGTACTCAATCACATCCACCGTCACGCCCGTTCCGATCGTCACCGCGTCAGCGTTCCGAATGGAAGTGATGGTGCTTTTCTGTGAGCTGACGGAACTGTTCACGCCATCGAGCCGCTTGTCTGTCGCGCTTTTGGCGTTTGCTTCTGCAGGGTTTTGGCCGCCGCAGGACAACTTATAGGCCGCGTTGTATGTATAAGTGAAGGAAGTGATCGCGCCCTTCTTCGATCCGCCTGTGATGCCCCCTGTGAACGTCAGAACGTCTCCCAGGTCGAAGATGGGGCACCCGGTCAAGTTGACATCAAACGGCGTATAATTGACCGCCTGCAGGCCCGCCAAGATCTCGTTCATCGCCGTGTCACGCTCTGCAGCTGTGCCAATCTGCAAATAGGGATTCTGCCCCAGCTCATAGCTCAACCCATCATTCGGGAGCACCTGGTACGCATAGGACATCTCCATCGGCTTGCAGTCCAGCCACATCTCCGTGATCCGTGTGGTGAAGTCCTTGAAGCTCGCGCCTTCGTGCCTGTGTTCATCGTCGAAAGTGTAGTCCGACGCACTCTTGAACGGCACAAGCACAAGCTCACCGCTCCGATTGATAGTCGCATTCGAGCAAAGGGTCTGTGCGATCCAGGACAGCATATCCCGGTATGTGGTGATGTCATTGTCTTCAAATAGAACAAGCGGGTTGCTTCCGTTGGGCAGCGCCGCCACCTCTGCACGGGTCATTCCAAAAGTCACGCCCACCTTGCGGCAGATATAGACCAGCGCCACATACGGCACACGGCCAACAACCGCGCTGCTTTCCCCATCCACTCCTGAGCCGCCGCCGCTCCCGTGGTAGGGCGTGCAGTATTTGTCAAACTTCGTCATGTTGTCATACGCTTTGACGGTCACACCGCTCGCGCTGATGGTCGCTTCTGCCACCGTGAACACGCCCAGCGGAACATCTTCCCAGCCGTTCTCCGTCTTCAGCGAGAACACCGGCGTGATAACCTTTTTCTGCCACTCTCCGGGATTGATTGACAGTCCCCGGAAAGTCGCCGTCAATTCGCCGATATAGACATTTCCAATGCCAATAGCGTTGGTGTCACAAAGCTTATTATTTATAGAAAAAGACCCCGCCAAGATATTGACGGGGCCAAAAGAAGCACTCCCAATGGTGCCTGTGACTCTATGCTCTTGAACCGGCGCATTCATCGCCGTGAGAAATTCGGGAGATACGGAATACATCTGCTTTCCTCCGTGTTAGAACTCAATCAAATCAAAGCTGACGGTGTAGAGACCCATTGACTCGTTGATTGAATCGGAGCCAGGGATCAGCGTGTGCTTAAAGTTGCGGAGCCTCATGTTCTTCTCTGCATACCCTTCAAGCTCCGGGTCGTAATACTTCACCGTCAAAGACGCAAGCTTCGAGAACTCTGCGAAAGTCTTCAGCCACTTCGCTGATGCCGTATACTTTGCAGAGATGGTCGTTTTGCCGTACCTCTGCACAATGGAAGTGTCCGTTCCGGCTTCGGTCGTGAACTCCGTTTCAATGACTTTGGAGTCCACGGACCAGGAATCCGCCGAAAAAATCACAACGTTGTTTATCATTGTGGGATATGTGCTTTTGATACTCATCTTCCGCCGCTCCTATAGTTTGCCCGCTGGCTGGCCTTGACAACAACCTCGTCAAGCCGCTCGTTTCCGATGTAGACAGGGATCATGATGTCACCCACGCCACCAGCTCCGGCAAGTGCAATCTGTGCGTCCTGGCTGGGGGTTTCTGCCGCACGACCCGTCGCAAGGTTTGCGCCGGTTGAAAGTGCGTCCTTTACGCCTGCTGCCATCGTTGTCATTGCGCTTGTCACAAGGCCGAGATTGTCCGTGATGCCCTGGGAGAACAATTCGAGCATATCGGGCGCAAAAGTATGGAAGTTGCTCAAAGGACCGTCTGAAGGTTCGCTGAAACCGATCAAATCTTTGATTTTGTCTGCCACGGCTCTGATTGCGTCACCCACGGCAGAGATCTTGTCTTTGATGCCCTGAACAAAATTCATGATCAGGTCATGGCCCCACGTTTTAGCGCCCTCAATAACCGAATGAATCTTTTCTTTGATTTTGTTGAAAACATCAGCCACGGTGTCGTGTGCTTTCTGCAGGGGCTCACGGATTTTTTCGTACAGAGCCAGGAATGCGGCACCGACAGTCTCTTTGATTTTGCTCAAAACGCCGGACACAAATGTGTACACGGCATTCCAGATATTCGTGAAAAATTCCTTCACTTTGTTGAGTGCGTCGCTCACTTTTGTAGCGATACTCTCCAAAATTGGACCTACAAATTCGACGATGGAATTTAAGATATTTGTCAAAAATTCCTTCACGGCAGAGATCCCGGAACTGACTTTTTCACTGATAAAATCGATCCCGCGCTGCACCAAAATTTGAATGGCGGTGACAACGGTTTCAAAAAGATATTGCAGGGCCTCCAGTATGGGGGAGAAAAATTCGACGATGGGGGCGAAAAATTCCTGCAGTTTTGCTACCATTTCCTGCCAGGCGAGAGCGATTCCCTCTCCAATTTGACGGAAAATGTCTGCTACGCCTTTCACCCAATCAACAAAATTCTGCCAAATAACCTGGAACATCTCGACGATGGCATCCCAATTCTTGATGACCACAATCACCGCCGCAATGGCCGCAGCGACCGCCGCTATAATAGGTAGGAATGGAGCCAGCGTGGCAAGTACGCCAGCAATGGCCGGCATAATTGTTCCCGTGATGATTGCACCAACTCCTGTTATGGCTGGAATCAGCGTCCCACCAATGAATGTCGAGACGGCACCAAAGGCGCTGACGACCGTTCCGACCACAGACACAACCTTGCCGATGACCATGAGCACCGGACCGATGGCTGCAATGATCGCGGCAATTCTGACAATCATTTGCTTTTGGCCGTCGTCCAATCCCTTAAACCAGCTCGTGACATTCTTGATTCCGTCCGTCACGCTTCGGAACAGGGGCATAATTTCCGTCAGTACCACACCGCCCAGCTCGATGGCCGTGTTTTTGATCTCGTTTAGTGCGACTTTCGCCTGCCTCGATGTGGTGTCCAGCTTCTCAAAAGCGGAATCCGTTGCACCGGTGGAATTGTTCATCGAATCCAGGGTGCTGTTGAACTGATCAACACCGCCGGAGAGCATCGTCAAGGCCGCCTTGCCCGCCTCTGCCGATCCGAACATATCAGCCATAGACACGCCGCTGTCGTCTGCAGACTGCTGGAGTATAGCCAACACATCTGCAAGGCTGTTCCCGTCCGCCATGAGCTCCTGGAACGACTTTCCGGCGGTATTCTTCAGCGCTTCGGAAGATTTCGTTCCGCTCTTCGACAGCTCATTCAACATACTGTTCATGTATGTCGTGGATTCTGCCGTGGCGATACCGTTTGCCGTCATGATGGCATAGCCGGAAGCGATATTTTCCAAAGAAACGCCTGCAGCATTTGCCGTGGGGATAATCTTACCCATTGAAGAGGCAAGCTCCGCTACGGTCGTTTTACCTAAGTTTTGCGTGTTGATCAGAACATCCGACACATGGCTGACCTCGCTAGCCTCCATGCCGTATGCGTTCATGATCGTGGTGAGCACATCCAGGGCGGATGCAGAATCGGCAAAACCAGCCGCCGCCAACTTCGTTGATTTTGACACAAAGTTGACCGCATCACCTGTCTTCTGTCCTGCGGAAATGGCATTGTATACATTGTCGGCAATCTCTGACGCGGAAATGCCCGTTTCGTCAGAGAGCGCCATGATCTGATCCTTCAGCTCTTCAATCGGGACTCCCGTTTTTTCAGAGGTGTCCGCAATCGTGGAAAGTTTTGCAATGGCATCCTCAAAATCGGTTGCCGCTGCCACTGATGCAGTTGCCACGCCTGCAATGGCAGCAGACACGGGCATCATCTTTGAACCCATGTTCTGAATGCCGTCGCCGGCGGCTGTGATTTTATCACCGGCTGCGGAAATCTTTGAGCCGGCATCTTCAAAAGCCTGGCCCAAAGTGTTGGCTGCGCTTTTGGCCTCTTCCTCTAACCGCTCCAGCTCTTTGGTGGTCTTTGAAACCTCTGCCTGCAGTGTAGCGTATTGCTCCTGCGAGATGTCACCACGCTCCAGGGCGTCCGCCGCATCTGCTGCAGCCTGACGCTCTGCTTCGAGCTTCTTTTTGGTTTCTTCGATAGCATCAGCAAGCAGCTTCTGCTTCTGCGTGATCAGCTCTGTGTTGCCCGGATCGAGCTTCAGGGCGCCATTGACATCCTTCAGCGCCGATTGAGTCTTTCCCAGCGCCTTGTTGGCTTCTTCCAAAGACTTGACCAGCCCGGAAGTCTTGCCCTCAATCTCGATTGTGATGCCCTTGATTGTTTTAGCGGATGCCATGCTTACCTCCCGAAAAATGCCTTGAAGTCTTCATCGGTTCCCTGTTTAGGGTATTCATAAGAGTCGTTGCTGGATTCGGCCAAAAGGTCGAACACATCTCCCGCCTCTAAAGTGTCAAAATCTTCCAAACGAAGGCCGACTTGTAAGCCGCGAAGGATAAACAGCGCTGTGTTCATCTCTCGCGTGGTCGGCTCTACGCGTTTTTTGTCGTGCTGGTTCCTTTGATGTTCCTGTTCCACAAGCTCATGATGTTCAGGATCACCTCTGCGTTTTGGAAATCATCTGTCTCAAACTGCCAGAGCCACTCAATAAACGCTTCATCCGTGAGGCTGTTCATCAGCTCCTTAAAGGGTTTTGTGGCCTGCATATTCATAACATACGCCAGGCGTGTGATGATCTCGAAAGTATGATCAGACCCTGCGTCTTCCTCGCTCATAGTTGCGAGCGCCTTCAATAAGTCGATGTGGAATGCGTTCTTGTAGATGATCGCCGTAGCGCCATTGCTCAACAGATCCAGCTCAACGGATCCAACAGTCACATTTGCTCTCATTCGGTTTACCTCTCATTCAAAAAGAGGGAGACTCAATCGAGCCCCCCTCCGGGTTTTCTCTTTAGCTGGGAGTATAAGGGCTCGCGCCAAAGAAAGTGCTGTAACCGGTATCACCTTCATTGAGGGATGTCTGGATCAGGCGATAATCAGTATTGTCGATGGTGATCTCATCCGCGCGGCCGATAGCGGTGATCGTAACGGTCTGGGTCTGCGGCTCGCTGGAGTCGGTCTTGGTGTTTCCGCCAAGGCTGGGGCGAGTAGCGGAGCACTTGTAAAGCACGGTACGATGTCCGCCCTGATCGCCTGCGGTCTCGAAACCGAAAGCAAAATACTTGGTGGGAGCATCCTGCACCTCTACCAGCGCACCGTTGGTGTCTACGACATCGCCATAAATGGCGGTCTTGACAGCATCGGGCACGGAAGCAGACTCAAAGTCGCCCTGGTAGAAATTCGTGTTACTGATAACGTAGTAAACACCGTCGTCAGCGTAGAAATTCTCCTGGGAGCCCTGCGCCTGAAGATCAATGCCGACAGAGCCGGGCCACTTGATGCCTGCACCGTAGGTGGTAGTGACCTCTCCGGTCTGTGCATCCACAGTCTCAGTGAGAGGCCAAATCATAGCGTTCTTCACGCCAAAATGAACCTTGTTTGCACTCATTGCAATACCTCCGTAGTAAATACTGTTACATAAAGTCTCTCATCGCTGATGTAGTCATTTTCTTTTGCATAAGCAATCTCGTTATCCGTGAGGCTCTGTTCGATCACGGCCTCCGTGTTCAGGGACTGCTTTTTGCTTCCGCAGTAGAGCTCGATATACAAGCGACGGCTTTTTTGATAATTGACATTGTCGGCATAAAAATCATCCGATTCGTCGAGAAAATAGACCACATATGGCGTGGTCGGTGCCGTGTCTGCGTTCTCGAACTCATAATATGCGAAGGGGAGATTCCATCCGCTTATGATTGTTGCTATCTCTTGAAGCGTCATGACAACCTCCTGCTTAATTCTTCCACGACTTCTTCTTTGACCCATTTTTCAACGGGTGCAATGTGAGCCTGTCCGCCAACGCGCCGCCCGTTCCTGGCCACATAGCCATGTTCAAGAAGGTGCGTCAGACAGTAGGTTGGTTTCTTGTTGAAAACCACTGTCAGCGTTTTCAGCCTTCCGTGCCGGTCGTTGTCCGTTGACCATCTGTCGGCATAGTGTCCGCCCCTGAAGCTTGACTTTCCGGCGCTCCTCGGGGAAGACGCTTTAAGTCGCTTTGCTGCCTTGGTTCCGACTTCCTCAGTGACTTCCTGCAGCGCAAAAAGCACTTCGGCCCCGTATTCATTCAGCTCTCGCTCAATACCGGCGAAACTAGTTGCCTTTGACAAGTCCGGCCTTCCTTTCTACATACAGCTCAATCCAATCGTCGCGGCGGTATGTCCTGTAAACGCCGTATGTTTGCCCTTTGTACTTCACAATCCGCTCGTCCTGGTAGTCGTCTGCAAAGATGGTCATTTCAAACTCGGGTGTAAGTCCGTTCTGACCAGCCTGAAAGAACTCGGAACGGGACACGGAATGCACCTCACAGAGCACATTTCGCTCTTCATAGGTTTTACTCCACATTCCGATGGAGTCCTGCGTATTCACTTCTTTAACCAGCGTGATCTCGTCGTACATTTACTCGCTCCATACGGTGTAACCGGTCGCCATTGTCAGCTGTGCTTTCTGCTCATCATAAGACCTTTTGAGTCGGTCATAATCAGCAGGGGAGCCAAAATTCACACGGCAATATGTGATGATGGCTCTTTCTACAACCGCGTCCAACTGTGCCGGCAAGACTACTCCAGCAATGCCCAGGTCGAGCTTTGCCGCTTCAATCAAATCATTTAATTCCGAATTATACGCATCGGTCGTGATCCGAAGCGCAAGCTTAACCTTGTCCAACATCATTTTGCCTCTTTCTTCTTGGTCTTCTTGACCTCGGGCGCTTCCTCGGCGGGTGCCTCAACAGGTGTGGGAGCAGCTTTCTTCTCCTTCACAGTCTCGGCGAAGCCCAGAGACAGAAGGCGGGAAGCCTCTGCCTCATCGACTTCAACGATTGAACCCTTCGTGAAAGATACCCGGCTATCAACGAGCATTTTCACTCTCTTCATAGATTAAGCCCCCGTCTTGGTGATCACGGTGAAGCGGCCGCAAGCGGTTACACCGTGGCCAATAGGCAGACGGCCCACAACCTTGACAAGATCCTTTTCTGCCAGGGACAGATCGTCAATCTTGATGGTGGGAGCGTAGCCGTTAGGGAAGTTGACGGACTCACCGTCAAGATCGCCAACGATCGCGATGTTGTTCGCGGAACCGGATGCAGGGGTATCGGTAGCGGCATCCAGGGTGTTGTTGAACAGCACCTCAAGGCCGTCAAATACGTCGATGGCATATCCTGCAGCCATAGCCAGTCCCTTGTAGTAAGCGTAGGACTGCTTGTTCATGATGATAACGGGGTTGGTAGCCTCGTCAGACAGCTCCGCGATGGCGTTGATGATGTCAGCCGCGCCGCTGGTCTCAACCTTTGCGATGGAAGCAGCGGTCTTGGTAGCGGTGGTGGGTGCACCAACGATGTCAGCGACCACGGTATCTGCTGCCAGCTTCACGATGCGGTACTCAACCTCATCCATGATGTAGTCCAGGAAAGCCTGTCCCTTCAGGTCGAATGCTTCATCGGAAATGGTGATCCACTTCTTCAGGGTCTCGGGAACCAGGGAGACAATGCCCAGGTCAAGCTTCTCTTCATCGGGAGCATTTGCGCCCTCTTCGTGAACACTTGCAGGGGTGGCGGACAGCTCAAAGCCGACCTTCAGGATGCCCTTGATGTTGGTTCTCTTGACGCGGGACAAAATAGCGTCGTTCTCCCATGCGGTGCGGATGCGATCCTCAACCACGGTGGGAACGGGTACGCCTGCGGACGTGTCGCTAGGATCTACGCCCAGCTCGGTCAGAACAGAGCGGAGCTCTTCCTGCTTTCCGGTCTTGATATAGTTTGCATAGGCATTGATGTATGCCTCGGAGCTTCTGATCTCCTCAAAAGTAGGTGCCTGTCTCTTCTCTTCCATCTTCTCGATTACCTTTCCAGCGCCCTGCGCTACTGCGGCCATGTCGGCCTTTCTTGTTTCGATCTCGATCTCGGCCTTTCTCACTTCGAGTGCCTTGATCTCTTCGTTCAGCTCGTTCAGTCTTGCCTCGTCTGCCTCCTTGATCTCGTTGACGATCTCTGCGGAGCGGGCCTCAATCTGCTCGGCCGTGAAGGTCTTGATTTCCTCAAACATTTGTGAGTCCTCCTAACTTCATAAGCATCATTGTTCTCTGACGCTCCAGCTCCAGCGCTTTCAGGCGCTCCGCCTTCAGCTCGTCGATCACTCCGTCCGACAAAGCACGCACCGAAATAGAAGTGCCATCATTTGCGGGGATGGAAACTGCGGACACATCGTAAACCTTGCGAACCTTCGTGATGGTGCGGAGCACTTCAACCGTTTTGGCCTCTCTGTCCTCCGTTACCTCGCGCTTTTCCTCGTCTACGACAAAACCGAAGCTCATCTTGTTGGTGTAGCCGCCCCTGATCTCCTCATAGAGCGCACGCCCAATCTCTGTCCCGCCCAGGTCAGCCTCAACGGCCAAACCTTTGCTATCACTCGACACCTGCAGCGTGTCGTTTGATACTCTTGCAAAGACGCGTCCTTCGTGGTTGTACTGAAAGATCACGTCGCTCATGTCCGCCTCATCAAAAGCCTTCGGATCTACCTGCTCGCGGAGAATGTATTCACCGTCGTTGTAGAGCTCATAAGGCTCGTTAAAGGTGGAAGCATAGCCGCGCACAACCATCTTCCCGTCATCGCTGCCATCTTCTGCCTTGCGGACTTCTAACACAAAATTTCTATACTCTCGATCACTCTTCATCGGCATTGCCTTCGCCCTCCTGTTCCAATACGGTCACATCGTTTGCATCTTTGTACTCGCCCCGAATCGTGCGGACATCGCCACCCTCCACAACGGGAAGATTGAACAGCTCACGGGCCTCGTTGATTGACATAACACCGCGGTCCATAAGCTGCTGAACCATAGACACCTTTGAGGATGTCGTCATGTACTGCATCCGATTCGCTGAAGCAAGAATCCCGGAACCGAATGTTCTCTCGCGCTCGGAGAATGTAGCCAACGTCATCGTCTCTGAGAACTGAATTTGAAAAGGCTCAATCGCTCCGTTGTAAAACGCATCCAGCTCATCTCCGGTCGCCTCATTCTTCAGGACCTTTTCGTTGACTCCGAAATAGCTTTCCACGTTTTCCTGAATCAATTTCATCTGATCCGTGTCAACCGTGAACGGCTGGGAGTCAAGCTGCTTAATGTTCGTGTATGTGTTCGGGAAGAGCAGCAGGCCGCCCGAATCAGCATCCTGTGTAAGATTCTCCTGCGAAAACCTGATCCGCTCTTTTGTGAGGTCTGAATCCTTCACAAAATTAGTGGTCTGCGCCATAAACCGGTAGTGAGCCGAATTTTTGACAGCCGCCTCAATGCCTTCGTTCTGAATGGCGATCAGCTTCATGGTGTCATCCAGCGCATCGTTGGGAGTCCCGAAAAAGTCGCTCTCGTACTGAAACCGCGTCATGACCGCACATTTCCGCATCTCCACAGCCGCCCGGGCTCCGTGTGAGAATGTGTACCGGATCCACGGCTCATCCTTGAAGCTCACAATCTCGGCTCTGTTTGGCAAGACCGGATAATATCCCGTGATCGCCATGTCCTTGTCGAACACCGGAACAACGAACACCGTGCTTTGAATGTCCAGGATGGTTGATGTCCGATACAGGAACTGTGACCATGTCTGCCATTGATTCGGCCCCAGCTTCAGCTTTGTCTGCAGGGAAGGGTTTGCCGTTCCGTAGGTTTCGATTTTCAATTTTGAGATGTGCCGTGCTCTGGCATCTATTGCCGCCCGCACCAGCTCACTCTCGTAGATCTCACCCTTCCAATCCTGGAAGACCGGACGATACCCGCGAAGGGAATAAAAAAAGCCCCGCGCCCTATCAAGGGCCGCCTGGCTCTCTTTTGCCTCCTTCGGTCTGAATATCTTCTCAAACAGTCCCATTGCTTACTCCTCGTTGACTAGCTGTGTCCCTAGCTCGTTCCACCACTTTTGCCTGACGCAAAAGGCATCAGCCAAAGCGGCCGTTCCATCTATGTGAAGGTTCGGATTGATCTTGACCAATCGCCCGCGCCCTCGTTCCGTGTTCATCTTGATCGCAGCATTCAGCAAATGCACCTTTAGCAAATCATTGTCGCCGATGTGGACCTTGCCATCCTTGAAAAGCCCCTCCATCTCCTGAAGCACTCCCCAAAGGTTGTCACCCTGGTACACATCGTCCGTGCGGAATCCGTAGTTTTGCAAATCCTGGATTAAATACTGTGCCGAATAACGGTCATATCCAACCATCAGCGGCAGGATCTCATATTCCCGCACCAGCGCCGTCAGCCATTCATAGCAGTCGTGATAATCCACGAAGTTGTCCCCGGAGAGCTCCAGCAGACCTCTCTGCGCATAGAGCTCATAGGGTAAGCCGTCCCTTGCCGTGGCCTCTTCGAGCTTCTCACGGGGAATCCAAAACTTGGCGAACACATATATGTCCTCGCCTTTTTGAATCAAACAAATAGCAGCCGTGAGGTCGGTTGTCTGTGAAAGATCCAGCCCGGCCATCGCATAGGTCGAGCGGAAATCTTCCAGCTTCAACGGATCCCCGCAAGCTGCTTCGATTACTTTTGTATCAAGCCATGCAAGTGAGCTGTTTTGCTTCACATTGCAGTATTTTGTAAGAAATTCCTTTTTCTTTGAAAGCGACCCTTCGGCGACGGCTATTTCCTCCAGCAGATAGTCAACCGTAACGGAAACTCCTAAATTCGGATTGCTTTTTGCAAGCTCGTTTATGTCGTTCCACTTTGACACATCGTCAATCATATACAGGAACGGCAGCAGGCGTGTTTCTTTGGAGTCGCCCTTCAGAAACCTCGTTGACCGCTTCAAAAGCTCATCATAAATCGAGTCGTTCACATAGCCGGAAGTGGACACGGACAGGATCACGCCGTCCGGTCTCGCTCCCATTGCTGACTTCATAACTTCGTACTGTTTCAATCCGGCATCGCCCTGCCAGCTCGCTATCTCATCGCACACCGTCAGCGATGGGTTGAAGCCGTCGGACTTCTTCGCGGAGAATGCAATCTTCTTGACCTGGCTATTTGTTCCAGGAATAAACAGATCCGTGGCCCGGTGCCTGGGAAGGTTTGAATCATCCTTGACCTTCTTGTTATGCGCATCTCGCTCCGACAGCTCTTCCTTCATGAGCTGGTATTCAGGGTCCAGCGTGGTCATCATCCAAATGGAATTGTAAATGATGTCCGCCTGATCTATCTTCGGCGCAATGTTGTAAACCCTCGCACCGTACCCGGAGCACATCCAAACATACCGGGCAATGGCTGCAGCCAAAATCGACTTGCCGTTCTTCCTGGCGACGATCAGAACCGCCTCGCGGAAATACTGATTGCCTTTTTTATCGACAATCCCAAACAGCGCCGCGACAAAAGCCTTCTCCCACAGCTCCAGCTTGAACGGTTTCGGAGCCATCGGGCCCTCAGTGTGAAAGGCGTGCTTCTCAATCCACGACACAGCCCTGTTTGCCTTCTTCCCGTCATAAATGTATGTCTTGTCTTCAATCCCGTGCACCAATCGCTCCAGGACCAGGTGAATATATTCTCCTGCGACTATAGACCCATCAGAAACCTTCTGATAGTACGCAAAAATCCAATTCTTGTCTGCCATACTTTGCCGCTCCCCCGGCAAGATTGCCCCAAGTCGCTCTCGCTTTGGAAAATTCGAAGGGCACCTCTCGGCCTCAGCTGACCCGCTCTCAAAAAATGAAATAGGGGGGCCTCAAACCCCAATGACGCTTCCGTTTGCGTCCACAATATAACGCCGCTCAACGCCGTTGCCTTTATGTTCGAGCTCATGGCATGAACGGCAGAGCAATTCAAGGTTAGACCAATCGAATGCAACAGCAGGGTCGCTGATGTTCTCCGGCGTGAGGTATGTTTTGTGGTGAACGATTCTGCCGGGAACATACATCCCACGCTTTAAGCACCGCTCACACAGACCGCCAACGGACTTGATATAACCGTCCCTGCACCTCTGCCATGCTTTTGTTTTATAAAATGGGTTATCCATGTTTTCTCCTCCAACGCAAAAGAGCCGGCCAATGCCAGCCCTCCTGCGCTCGAATGAGATGTGGATCCATCGGGACCCTACTTGTGGCCCATCCGGTCAAAGCAGCTTGTGCTCTGACCCCTTGGGTCAGTTTAAGTGTATCAAAAATCGACACTCTAATTCTCTCTAGACTTTCACTCCGACCAAATTTTCTCCAGCTCCTCGATTGCATCGTTGTGAAGCTGGTAGATCCTCTGCTCCGATAACGCCATCTTGTCCGCCACCTGATGCCAGGTCAGGCGCTCGCCGGTGAGATAGTAGAGCGTGAGGATGAGCCGGTGGTCTGACTTTTCGAGTGCGCCCACATAAGCGAATGCCACATTCTGCCGGTCAACGAGACGGGATAAGTGCTCCCGAATCTTCCGCTCGTACTCGTCCACCTCTGCCATCACACGAGACATTGAATCGTCAGGAGATGTTTGGACCTTCGGCGTGTCGTATCGAATGCCGGACGGCAGCAGGGAGTATTTCAGCTCGTCGATGGTCTCCTGCAGCTGGACGATTTCCAAACGCTCTGAGCGGATCTTTTGGAGATATTCTTTCGCGGTCATTCTTCCCCCTTCCTCTCATTCTCCAGCTGCTCTTTCATATCCTTCACGAGCTCTTCCAATTCATTTGTCAGCTCGTTTGCAAACTCCCTGATTGCTTTCTCAAAATACGGGCGGACATCCTTCGGCATCGCATGCCATGAGATCCAGCACCTAATACGAATCCATATATCTTTCATTCCGTTCCCTCGCTTTCTGCCTTATCTGCTTCGATGATTGTCGGTGCATCGTCAATCTGTTCTGCAAGCCACATTACACCATTGTCAAAGTCATCACTTGTATGTTGATAACTGATAACATCAAACCTATCACCGTCAATCAATCTCCCATGTCCTTTTGGAAGTGGTATTCCATTGGCAATACACACCTTCAAAGGATTGAAAATTCCGTCTGCTACCTGTTTTTTCACAAAGTTGTAATCTTCTTCGGGAATTTCAATTACTATCTGCATCGGGGTCCTCGCTTTCTTCTTCCGAATCACTTTCCTGCTCTGTTGGGAATGGGGGCATAGTGCCATAAAAAGCATTTGCAAAATCTCGGCAAGCATCCACAACGGCATCCATGATTCCTCTATTTGCTCTCAATTCCTCTGCCGTGCATTCAATCATAAATATTTTCATTCCGTGTCCTCGCTTTCTGACATCTTTGCGCCACACATCGGGCAATACTTCGCATCCATATCCTTTTGCCATTTCCAATCAATGATATAAGCCGGAACATCACAACCACATTCTGAACAGTATTCGCCATTCACCCACCGCCCCATCTTCTGCTCTTGCTCTTCTTCCGCTTCCCATATCTTCTCGAATGTTCCCTTTGGAGCGATAACCGATTTGTTGAAGCCGTTCCACTCCTCGCCGTTCTCGGAAGCGACACCAATCATCATTTTCAGCTCGATAAGCTCTCGACGGGTGAAGCTGGCGGAGATGGTATCCTCACCGGAGAATTTTTGGACTTCGAGAAGGTTGTCTATTCTGTCCAGCCACTTCTGAAAAGTAGTCATCCGCTCCCTCACTTTCCGAACCTTTCAGGATCCCCGGCAAGCACATTCTGATCGTCGTCATTGTCTCCGAAGTCCCGGTCCCAAATCTTCATCATGTCGATGATGTCGCAGATGTCGTCCATTTTGTCGAGAAAATCAATCAGCCCCAGGACGACCTCTCCCTCGTAGCGGGTCAGCTTGTAGTCGAAGCGCGTATCCCAGTCTTTGAGGTTCTTTTTGAGCCTGATGGCTCCCATCTTCAGCTCGTGCATCTGATCTGCATATTTAGCATCTTGGTTTGCCATATCTTTCCTCCTTTTCCGTGTCTGCTGTTCTCGGGTCTCCCCCGTCTTCGTAGCCATAAGCCACCAATAATCCGATGTCGAAGCATTTGTACTGTTCGCAGCTGTGCTCCTCGCCGTCCCACAAGCGCCGGGCCCGGACATAGTGCGGATAGACCACTTCCACCTCCCAGCTAATGCCTGCGGGATCCTTGATGATCTGGCCAACTGTGGTTTTTTCAACCTTCATCTTTCCCCTCCATCCATTCCGTGATGTTCATCTGTCCGTCCAGCTGCGTGTCCTGTTCTTCCTGCTTCGGCTCCGGCTCCTGCACATATCCTTCCGGGAATGCGTCAATCAAGATTGCGTAATGATCTGTCGAATCGTGCGGGGCTTTCGGAGCTAATGACCGCATACACCTCCATGAACAGATCTCCAGCTCTGCCACCTTCTTTGGCAGCTTCTTGTTTCCGACTTTCATCAGGCATTCGTCTCCGACGATTCCAATGTGGGTGTCCACTATGTACTCTTTTCCCGGTGGAACAAGCAGTGACCGGTATTCCCGTGCCCGTTCCAGTGCTTTGTCTGACTTGATCTTGTCGTTCTTCCCGACAAACGCCTGGTGCCCGTAGCGGTAAGCGTAAATCCACTTGCTGCAGCCGCGCTCCCGGACCACTACTTCCACATATCCGACATCCCAGCCGAATGTGTCCACAAGCTCATGTACTTTCATCCGTTCACCCCCTACAAAAGCCGATTCAGCGGACAGTCATTGCACGGGCTGTCATCGTCGTTGATGAGCCAATCCTCTGTCTTGCCATCCGGGATGGGTTCATTCGGCCACTTGCAGTAGTGATCACACATCTCCTCAATGACTTCCTCACAGATTGCCGCAACGGTCTTAATTTCCATGAATGCCCCCTTTCTCGCTGTATTCAGCATTAAACCAATCAATCAAACCGATGATCATAAACCTTGCGAAGCGGTTCAGCTCAGGGGAGACATTTGCATATTTCTTGTGGAGTGCGTCCGTCTCCCTGCAGAAATCGTCATAATTCTGTTCCAGCTCCTCCCGGCTCATCCCGTAATACTTCTGGCAGAGCAGATAAAACTCCGCAAAGAATGCCCATTCCGGGGAGCCTTTCTCAAATCTAGCCATCTGCACCTCCTAAAACGGCAGCTCGTCAATCTGTTCCTGCGTGAGTTGGGCGAACTGTTCTTGGCCCTCCGCATATCGTTCCGTCTGCTTAATCAGATCCAGCCGCTTTTCCGCTATGCGCTTGCTCTTGGGTTCAAAGAACAGCCGAATCGGGTTGTCTGCCTTCGTGATTCGTCCTGTCAGTCTGTTTTTGATGACATAGAGCTTGCGGAGATCCTGGTCTGCGGAATCCTGGTCCCGTCCGTAAGTCAGAACAATGTCGGCCTTGTTCGTAATGTCTGCCGAACCGGAAATATCATCGTTCCCCAAATTCGTGTTTGTCTTTCTCGGGTGAGCGATCAGCAGGATAATCACGGAATACTTTTTCGCAAGGCTGGCCAGCTCTCCGACAAACTTACTCTGTGCCCGGTAAAGATCCTCGCTCTCGGGGTCCAGGGCGGTCATCAGATTGTCAACCATGATAAAGGTGCATCCCTGCTGGGCGATTGCCTTCTCGATGGTCCGTGGAATGTCTTCCGTCTCTCCAATGTCAACAATCTGGTTGTCGTAGATGTATGCCTTGTCCGCATAGAACTGATTAAGGAAAAGCCGGTCTTCTTCCGTGGTTTCCGTGGCAGACATTTCCTTGCCTAAAATCTGCCTGTCCATCCAGTTACGGAAATAGAAGTCCATCAGCTCGCCGGAATAAAAGAACGAATTGAAGTCCTGTTTAAGCGCTTCCACGCCGATCATGGACCCTAGCGTGCTCTTGCCCTCTCCTCTGCGTCCGGTCAAAACAATGAGCTGCCCGACCCGAAAACCACCGTTCAAAACCTCGTCCAGACTGCTGATGTTTGTCTTCAGGGTCTTCATCCCCATGATGTCAACAGACCGAACCTCCGTCATTTTCTTAATTCTGCGGTCAATGGTTCCGACTGCGTTCTTGACGGCTTCCCTAATTGCTTCCGGTCCGTGGGTCTGCAGGATCTCGTTTGCGTCCTTGCAGTCTTTGTAGTCTTCCAGCCGCACGACCTTCGTTTTTTCGGGCCAGCGTGCTGATATTTCTGCCGCAAGCGTGACGGTGCCCTTTTCGTTGTCTCCGAAAACCACAATCTCCTGGAACGACTGCATAAAATCCCAGCAATACGGAATCCATGTAAAGCCGTTTGCTCCCGTCGGCACCGATACCGCATTAGCAATCCCTGCTTCCGCTACGGACAAACTGTCCATCTGCCCCTCCGTGATAACCAACCTCCCACGGCTTTCGCATTGAGCCATCCCGAACAGAATCGGCTTGCAGTTGGGCATGCACCATTCTTTCGATCCGTGGCCCTTCTGATAATTCAGATTTCGGTACTTAACGAACTGAATTTCTTTGTTCTCATCCCGGAACAGAAAAACCAAAATTCCGTCATCGTTCTTTTTCGTGGCGATCTCGTACCTGGTGGCAACCTTCTCGGAAATGCCCCTGCTTTTGAGATAAGCCAGCGCCGGGTCACTCGGTGTCATGTGCTGTTCACGGAAAGCCGCAAAGCTGACAAACATCTTTTGGGAATAGGCGCTCAATTTGTGGTAGGAATCAGCATCACGGCCCAGCGAAAAATTAAAATCCTTCGCAAGCGTGATCATGTTTCCGGTATAACCGCAGCCTGCTCGCTTGCAGTTGCACGCACCATTCTTCAGATTGATGGCGAATGTGTAGCGGTCTTTCTTCCGCCCTGATCCGCCGTGACAGAACGGGCATTCCTTGAACTGCAATTCCTGACCGTGCATTTTGACCTCTGCTCCGATCTGGTTCGCAAAGCGACGGGCATCTTCTTCCTGGAATTGATAAATATCACCCATTTCTTTCTCGCTCCTCACGCTTTGCCATTGCTATCCGAAAATACTCGTTCTCGATGTCGATATTCGGGAACGGGCTTTTTCCGTTACTGCACAAATCAATGTTTCGCTCAATCTCGTCTTCTTCGAAAGTGCACTTTCGGAGAACGGATGCCATAGACTTATTCTCCTTATCCCCCTTATTACCCTTATTAGTATGGTGCACATCCGTGGTCTGATCCGTGGCCCAATCGGTGGTCTGATCTGTGGTCTGATCTGTGGTATGATGTGTGGTCTGATCAGTGGCTTTTTTTCTTCCTTCGGCGCTCTGATAAACCTCGTAATTTAGCACCTCGATGATACTTCCACGGGTGGTCTGTTTTATGTTCACCATCTGTTCCGACTTTAGCGTGTTCAGAAACATAAAAACTTTCGTTCTTGACCATCCCCAGCGTTTTTGTAGCGTTCTCTGGGACACGAACCACGATCCCCTCGGAACCTTGATCAGAACACCGTTGACCATCTTTTCCGAATCATGGAACTGTGCAGATAAAAGAATGTCCATCCATGCACGGAAACGCTCTGGATCAGTCCAGATCCAATGGTCTTGGATTTTCCTGTGAACTGATATATAACCGGGCTTATTAGCCATAACTCCCCCTTTCCAGCCGTTCCTTCAGCTCACGGTACAGGATGTCCCGGATCAGCTTGCCGGATGTCTCCTTCTTGCAGAAGATCAGCTTAATGTCGTATCGGGCAATAAACGCCAGGAGCGACGCTTCAAAAGCATTCGGGTGAAACTTGGTTTTATAGCGTCCGTTCAGGATGTTCTCCCAGGACGCATCCTCAATCAGCAGATAAATGCTCGCTCCGTTGTCTGTTGCTCTTTGGAACTCTCTTTCAAACCGCTCCCGCTGCTGGCAGAGACACCCGGACAGCTCGGCCAGATCCATCTTCCTCTCGACAATCACATGACCACGAACCGGGTGGGATTCATCGAAAAGCCTGCTGCCATCGGGGAGCGTGAAATTGTATGTATAATCTCCGTAGTCGAGTGTTGTGCGCCGGTAGGGAGAGCCGAAAGATTTATAGCGTCTCTCGGCCCTTTCACTCGGCTGCTCACGGGTATCAGTCAGCACCACCAGCGACTTCAAACACTCGTCTATTTCAAACGGTTCCATCAGTTGAACGGCAGCTCATCCATAGCGTCGAGAGGAACTTCGATAAAGTCAGCCGTAGAGCTGGAGCCGGAATTGTTAGCCGTTCCGGTGTAGCCGTTCTTGGCCTTGAACTTGGCAGAAGGTGCCAGGCCATCACGGACCTTCTGTGCGGAAATGCCAAAGCGTGCTTCGGTGTATACGATCTCCTTGCCGTCGATCACGGTGCCGGTCTCACCGAACACGATGCCGATGGTCTTGTTCTTCCACTTCTTCTCGTCCCAGTCCCACACATAGCCGGGATTGCTTTCCTCAAAAGCGTTGGTCCATCCTGCAAAGCTCTTTTTCGTCCAGCCGTCCTTCTCGGATCCATCGTCCACAGGGACATAGATGGTGGCGTTGCCCTTGTACTTCTTGTCCTCTGCGGTGTTGCGCTCGTACTGCTCATGGAAGAAGTCCTTAAAATCACCCTCCGCAACATCGAACTGAATGCGGATCATGTCGGATCTGCCTTCCTGGCCGGGCTCATACTTAACCCCGATCACCTTGCACACATACGCACCAGCCGGGAGCTTTCCCAGACCGCCGCTTGCCTGTGCCTGCTTCTTTGCGTCATCATAGCCGCCAAACTTTTTCATTTACTTGTCCTCCTTCTTTTTGGTGGTTTTCTTGGTCATTCCGTAATACTCACGGATTGCATCATCAACCGCTTTCAGGTCGTTGGGGATCCGCAGGTCGAACATCCCCTCCGGGCTCTTTGCGGTGGTGTAGCCGTCGCTCTGGGTGACAAAGTAGTGCTCCGTTCCTTCGACGGTGCAGAGCAGAACGATGTTAAAGCAGCCCTCGACCGTGAGCTGATTATCCAGCATCTTTCCGACGGTCTTGGCCTTCGTCTTCCCGGTGTTGCTGTCCGTCTCCGTGTGGTGCAGGAAATAGACGATCAGATCATCGGGGAGCTGATGGTTGATAAAATGGATCAGATTGCGGAAGTGCAAAGCAATGTCCGTAAACTTGCCATATCCGGCATCATTCGCCCTGTCGAACATTTCATTCACGAGCAAATACTGCGAATCGTCGATGATGTACGCCTTCCGCTGGGGGTTGTTCTTGAACACCTTCATGATGTCCTCGTAGGTTGCATCCTTCTTGATCTGAAAATCCTTTCTGAACGGCATAAAACTCTTTTCGACGGAGAAGATCCCGACTTCTGCCGGATCAAAATTCTTGATAGAGTAGGTCTTACCGGATCCCGTTTCTCCCAATACCAATACAGGCATTCCCATGTTGTTCTCCTTTC